CTGTGGACGTGAGTATGTCTGTTTTTATACAGATGAATCAACGCGTAAGCTACAGGCAAAGATGCGTGAGTTACACCGCAAGATGAAGTGGGCTGATGCTCATAAGTTAGACCAGCTAAAGCAGGACGAGGCACAGCTGAAGGACACCATAGCACAGAGCATGGCGAGGGTGAAGCAAGAGGTAGAGCAGCATGAATAGTAAACCTTTACGACCATGCAACAAACCTGGATGTCCAAACCTAACGCGTAATGGATATTGCGAACAACATAAAACATCCAAGGCAGACAACAACCGGTACTATGACAAGTACAATCGTAACAAGAAACATGATCAGTTTTATCATTCATCTTCTTGGATTAAATGTCGTGACTACATCAAGGTTCGAGATAACGGTTTGTGCCAGCATTGCTTAAAAGAAAAACGAATTACAGTCGGGGTTCTTGTCGACCACATCGTGCCACTAACTACTGACTGGTTCAAGCGATTAGATGAAAATAATTTACAATTGCTTTGTCAATCTTGTCATAACAAGAAGACGACCGAGGATGTACAGAAGTACGGTAAGAAATAGGGTATCCCCCCTCTATTCGTTTCCCATACGGCAGGGGGCCCTACACCGGCTGACCGATTTCCTCGCAGAAAAACCCGTTTTTGAATATTTTTTCTGGAAAGCTAAGGAAAATGAAAGTGAGGTGATAGTATGGCAGGTCGAAATAAGCAGCCATTGCAAGTGATTCTAGGGAATGGACGTTCTAAACATTTAACCAAGGATGATATAAAAAAGCGTCAAAAACATGAAGAAAAGATGCGTGGACCCTCTGAAAACATTGAAATTCCATCGTATTTAACAGCAGCACAAAAGAAGGAATTTGCAGAGATTGCTGAAAAGTTATTAGCCCTTGAAATTTTCAGCGAGCTTGATATTGATTCTTTAGCGAGGTATCTGGACTCGAAGCATCAGTACTTACAACTGGTGAAGGACATACGAAAAATCAAACCAACAGAGACAGTTGAGCAGGAAAACGGCAAGAAAATTACGATTGCTAATGAGGATTATCCAAAGTTGCAACGAACCAAAAATACATTGTTTAACGAGTGTCGTTCTGCAGCTGCTGATCTTGGGCTTACTATTACATCTCGTTTGAAATTAGTCATTCCTTCCCCTTCAACTGTGGAAGGCAAAACCGAGGCCCAGAAGCGATTTGGTGATAGATTATGAATTGGGTTTTAGAACGGGTCTTTAACTACTGTGATGATATTCTAAGTGGGGAAATTAAGGCTAGTATTAAACACAAATGGGCGGTTCAACGCTTTATAAAAGATTATGAGGATTGTCAAAATGATGACAGTCCTTTTTATTTTGATGAAGAAGTGGCCGAGGATTTCTATTGGTGGGCCAATGAGTTTGAACACGTTGAAGGTGTATTAGCTGGTGAAAAGGTTCAACTTAATGATTTTCAACTATTTATCTCTGTAAATATCTTCTGTTTCAAAAAGAAGCGAAACGGAGCTCGTCGTTTCCGTAAGGTTTACATTCAGCTAGCTCGTAAAAATGCTAAGTCTCAATTCTTAGCAATTGTTGGTTCTTATATCGCCTTCCTTGGAGATGAGAAACAGCGTATGTATATCGCTGGATGGCAGAAAGATCAATCAGACGAGGTGTATATTGCTGTTCGAGATGGGATAAATTCCAGTGAGTTGTTGGACGGTAGGTGGAAAGAAGCGTATGGCAAAATTGAAGTCTTCAATAATGGGTCCGTCATTGTTCCGTTATCCCGTGAAACACGTAAAACAGGGGATGGCAAGAACCCATCAGTAGGAATTGTGGATGAGTACCACAACCATTTAACATCTGAAATTTACGATGTTTTACTATCAGGGATGGTTGCTCGTAAAGAACCACTAATGTTTGTTATCACCACGGCAGGGTTTGATTTAAGTAGGCCTTGTTTTGTTGAATACGAATATGTTTCACGCATATTAAATCCTGATGATGATACAGCGAACGATGATTATTTCGGTATCATTTGTGAACTTGATCCAGGGGATGACATAAAGGATGAAAGTAATTGGATTAAAGCAAATCCTATTGTAGCTACTTATGAAGAAGGTTTAGCATCCATTCGATCTGACTTAAAGACTGCTCTTGATGTTCCTGAAAAAATGAGGTCATTCTTAACAAAGACTATGAATATATGGGTGGACATGAAAGAAGGGGGCTACATTCCTGCTAATAAGTGGAAAGCAGGACAAATTGAAGCCTTTGAGGTGTGTGGCCGTGATGTTTATATAGGAGTCGATTTATCGAAGAAGATTGACTTAACTTCGGTGGGTTACGTTTTCCCTACTGACTACGGCTTTCATGTTGGACAACACTCATTTATGCCTGAAGAAGCGTTAGCGGAGCGTAGAGCGAAGGATAAAGTGCCATATGATGTATGGATTGAAGAAGGTTGGATGGATGTCACACCAGGTGCGGTAGTTGATTATAGTTTTGTAGAACAATGGATTTTGGATTTCATCAATAACAATGAATTGAATGTAATTCTATTTTGTTATGATCCATACGGTGCCACGCAGTTTGCTCAAAATATGGCTAACTATGGGTTAACCATTGTGGAGGTCCGTCAAGGGTTCCCTACATTATCTGAGCCAACAAAAGAGTTCAGAGATTATGTATATCAGAACAATGACCAACAAAAAAGAATCACACATGTTGGTGATAAAGTACTTGCTTGGGCTGTCGGCAATGCTATTGCTGAAATGGCAGCCAATGAAAGTATTAAACTATCAAAATCAAAGTCCAGAGAACGAATCGATCCAATTGCAGCAGTAATTACAGCATTTGTACAAGCAAGATTTTCAACAAATGAAAGTGGAGAAGGCAATATCAGCTTTATTTCTATTCATGATTTATAAGGGGGAGGTGAGAAATTGAGATTATGGCAACGTATCAAAACAACAGCATATATGGCATATGCAGGGGCTACTACAGGTTGGAAGGGATCCACATGGGATTTTTCTAATTGGTTTGGACGAACCTTTTGGGGCATCGATAACAGTCAGTTAGCGACTAATGAAACCATTTTTAGCGTTATCAGTCGATTGGCTAACACTATGTCTGCATTACCCATAAAGCTGCATCAACATTACAATGTGATACAAAATGATGTTTCAGATGTGCTCATAAATGAGCCAAATCAAAATATGAGTAGCTTTGATTTTATTAACGCTTTAGAAGTTAGTAGGAACGAAACAGGAAATGGATATGCAGTCATATTACGTGATATTAGGATGCGGTCAGTGGAGTTATTACCACTTGATCCGAATTGCGTGACTGAGTTTATTAATCGTGATGATAGTTCGTTGTGGTATGAAGTTCGCGGTGATAATAAAAATATGTATGTCCACAACAGCGACATGATTCATGTTAAGCATATCCGAGGGCCAGCACGTTTGCGTGGCCTTAACCCTTTAAAGGTTTTGGCCAATACAATTAAATACGATAAGGCTGTTCAAGAGTTCTCTCTTTCTCAAATGGAGAAAAAAGAATCTTTCACTTTGAGCTATGCATCAAATGTTGATGAAGAAAAAAGGAATCGAATTATTGGTGACTTTAGAAGGTTTTACTCTGAAAATGGGGGTATTCTATTTAAAGAACCAGGTGTTGAAATTGATCCAATCAAAAAACAATACTTTGCATCTGATACATTGGCATCAGAGCGAATTACACGCTCAAGGGTGGCCAATGTTTTTAATGTACCAGTTTCATTTTTAAATGATTCCGAGGGTGGCACTCTAGGATCGAACGAGCAACAAATGATTCAATTTACCAATATGAATCTATTGCCAACCGTTCGCCAGTATGAACATGAGTTTAACCGAAAATTGTTAACCAAAGCAGATAGACAAGCAGGTATGTATTTTAAATTCAATTTAGGCGGACTTCTTAGAGGTGATACTGCTACTCGCGCATCGTTTTATCAAATGGGCATTCGGAATGGCTGGTTTAAACAAAATGAAGTAAGAGGTTTTGAAGATTTGCCACCAGATGATTCAGAATACGCAAACAAGCTATGGATTTCTGGTGATCTTTATCCTATCGATATGGATCCGACATTGAGGAAGTCCACTGCTGCTGCATCAACTGTGGAAGGAGGTGGGAAAAGTGAATAAAAAACAGAAGGAAAAATTCTTTAATATGAAACTATCTGCAGATGGTAACTCCGCGGATATTTTTATTTATGGTGAAATTACTAAATGGGCTTGGGAAGAACTAGGCGAGGTTTCATCAATCACTTTCAAAAATGAACTAGATTCATTGGGGGATGATGTACAAACAATTAACTTATACATTAATAGCCCAGGAGGAAGTGTATTTGAAGGATTAGCGATTGGTACCATGTTAAAACGTCATAAAGCAAAAGTAATTGCTCACGTTGATGCTTTAGCAGCTTCGATTGCATCTGTAATTGCTATGTTTGCTGACGAAATAAGAATGGCATCGAATAGCCTATTGATGATTCATAATGCTTGGACTTGGGCGAGTGGTAATGCAGAGCAACTTCGTAAAGCAGCCGATGACATCGAACGTATTAATGAGTCAGTTATCCAATCTTATATAGATAAAGCAGGAGATAAACTAAATACAGAAACTTTAAAGTCTCTTTTAGATGCTGAAACATGGCTATCTGCTGAAGAGGCTTTTAATTATGGGCTTTGCGATGCGATAGATAATTTCAATGAGGCAGCTGCATGTATTGAAGAAAAGTTAATTAAACAATACAAAAATGTCCCTCAACAACTTCTACAACCGCAACAAAAAGTACCAATAGAACCAAAACAAATGAGTGATGATGAAAAGGAAAAACGACAAAAAATCATTGCTAATTCACAAAGAAATATTGAGTATATCAATACACTTATTGGAGGAATGTTAAAATGACAAAAAATAAATTCGCTGGGTTAAATGCACAATTGCTAAATTTAAATCTTCAAGAATTCGGAAATAAAACACTGGAAGAACTTCGTATGTCAAAGGTTAGTTTAGGACAATACTACGCGAAATTAGAAGCTGAAATGGTTGCTTTGGCTTCGAATGGGGCAACGAATGAAGAATTAGAAGCTAAAGAAAAAGAAGTTCAAAATGCTCAAAAACGCTTTGAAGTTGTTGCAGCTCAATACGATAAAGTTGAAGCTGAAACCAAAGCTAAGTTTGCTCAACAACGTGCAGGATTGGCTGGTATTGATGATCCAAAACAAAAAGTAGAAACTGCTAAAGCTTCTTTAATTCGTTCTACAATGCGTGGTAAGCCAATTGATACAGACATTCGCGCAGCACTTGGTGATGATTCGTCTACAGGTGGTGGCAAATTCTTACCTAAAACTGTTTCAAATGATATTATCATGGAGCCATTAGCGAAAAATCCATTACGTGGACATTCGGCAGTAACAAATATTCCAAACTTAGAACTACCTAAATTAAGCTATACACTTGATGATGATGACTTTATTGCAGATAAAGAAACCGCAAAAGAACTTGAATTAACAGGTGATACAGTATCATTTGGTCGTAACAAGTTCAAAGTGTTTGCTGGAGTATCTGAAACTGTTTTAAATGGTACTGATACTAACCTAGTGCAACATGTAGAGAATGCACTTAAATCTGGGGTTGCTGCAAAAGAGAAGAAGGTTGCATTTGCAACTACTCCAAAAGCTGGAGAAGAACACATGAGTTTCTATTCAACTCAAAATGGAATCAAGGTAGTGACTGGCGCTGATAAATACAAAGCAATTAAAGCGGCGATTGCAGATTTACATGAAGATTACCGTGAGAATGCAAAAATCTTTATGACATTTGCGGATTACTCTGACATTATCGAGACTCTTGCGAATGGTAATGCAACTTTATACACTGCTCAACCAGAACAAGTATTAGGAAAGCCAGTAGTATTCGCAGATGGTGCGACAAAACCGATTGTTGGTGATTTCTCTTATTCTCACTTCAACTATGATATTGGTGAATTATTCGAGCGTGATAAAGATATTAAAACAGGTATTGAACAGTTTGTAGTAACAGCGTGGTTCGATCACAAAATTAAATTAAAATCTGCATTCCGTATTGCTGATGTAGTCGCTACTCCTTAATTGGATAGCGACTTTTTAGTTAATGAAAGAAGGTGAATTAAGTGTATAAAGTA